CTGCTTCTTCTTCGACTGCTTCTTCTTCAACTTCTTCTTCTGAAATATCATCGTGAGGAATAACATTTCCATCTTCATCTTTTTCGTGATGTTCTTCGATTGCAATTTCTTCTTGCTGAACGTCTTGTTCAGCGAGTTCCGCTGCGATACTGTCTAGTTTAGTTCTTAGTTCAGCAATATCCATTACTTTCTCCTTATACTGCATAAGCAGGATCTTGTCCTGGCTTAATTGTTTTATACATTAGATATTCGCCTGTCTTTGGGTCTTTATCTAACAATCTTTTATCTTTTATAGTAGCAATTGCTTCAGGATCACCTGATCTTGCTTGTCTAATAAAATTAATTTCATAATTAGTTAAACCTAGTCTATCTAGGTCTCTCATGCGAGATTGAATTCTTTGCTGTTGAAAATCTCTGCCGAATTCACTCGATAGTTCTCCGCCTTGACCTTTGAATCCTAAATCTAACATTGGCAAACCTTTTTGCATGCCTAAATAATTTAGTCTAACTTCTAGGTCATCTGCATCTAGGTCTACCATTTCGCCTGTCTCAGGATCTTTAACTTGTTTTGGTAGTTGTTGATTTACATCAATGCCCATGTCTGCAAGTTCTTGTGCTCTTGCTGCCATCTTAGCACTGTTTTCAATTTCTTGTTGTGCGACTTCTTTTGACAAAGCCTCTGCATCGCCTAAATTTCCTTGCATTTGAGCAATAGTTCTTTTCAATTCTGCTTCTTTTCTAGGATCTCTGAAGGTACCTTTTATGTATGGCAGATTTTCTTCAGGATCGGCACCTTGAGCAGCTCTCGTTGCTGCAATTTGTGCTTGATCATACTCTGAATCACCTGGTTTTATAATTCCAGTTTTTACAGGATCACCAACATTACCACTAGTGGTAGTAACTGTTTTTTCAGCAATTGTTTTAAGTTTATCTCTAATGTCAGCAATGTTCATTTTAATTACTTGTTTAATCCTTTTATACCTTTTGTAAATAAATCTACAACTTTTTGGTCACTAGGACTAGTTATTTTAGCCATAGATAACTCATTATCTTTGTTTGATTTGCTTTGTTTATACTCATCACCTGATTTTGCAAATGCTGTTGCTAAATCACTGAAGAACCTTGGATCAAGCCCTTTTTTAGGTTGCACAATTGGATTTTGGCCGGTGCCAGTCTGGCTTGTCTTTGTCACACTTGCTTTTGGTATAGGTGCTGCAGGAGGTGCATCTGTGTCACTGCCGTCATCGCCGCCTGTTGGTACACTTGCTACAGGTGTTTCGCCGCTTGTATCATCTCCACTATCTGCTGGTGCAGTACCAGCAATAGCATCTAAATCTGCAGGCGTAATATCACCACCGTCTTTTTTAGGCTCTGCGGTAGGCTGTGCATCTGGCTTTGCAGCAGGTTTTGTGCCTGCAATTGCTGCTAGATCATCATCTGTAGGAGCATCAACTGGATCACCTATAGTTACAGGCTCAGCAGTTTTTGATGGTTTAGGTTCTGTACTTGGAGCAACACTTGGTTTGTCTTTTTGTTTACTAAAATCTTGCTTTGGTTCTTCACGCTTTTTAAGAATCTTTAATTCATCATCAGCGGCTGAAGGTTGTGCAGATGGATTCTTTTCAATTGCTGTTTTTGCAAGTGTATCAAGTCTATCTGCCATTTTTGCTTGGTCAGGATTGTCTCCTATACCTGCAACTTTTTTGTTTCTAGCCGCCGCTGCTTGTATTTTTTCAACTCTTGCACCGGGCACAAGACCTTGTGATGCAAGTTCTTCTGCGGCTTTCATAGTGCCGCCTGCTGAACTTTGATATCTGCCTGCATCGTCTTTTTTAGTGCTAACAAAACTACCACTAGGTGTATACATTCCAGGCAATCCGTAACGTTCTGCTACTTTTCCTAAGTATTGTCTCTGCAAATAACTTTTATTAGCGAAGAAACTAGTCATACCTTCCAGTTCTGCAATCTTACCATAAATTTCATCTAGTGTTGGCTTTTCACCTAAACTATTTACAATAGCATTAATTTTTTTATCTCTACTTGCTTCATTGAGTGGCTGACTTGCTAGTTCGTATAATCTACGTCCTTCGGTCATTTCAACACTCTCTGCCCTTGCAAGTTGACTAGTTGCTTTAACTAAACCCGAAGGTTGCTTTGGCTTAGTTACTAGTGTATATTTGTCTGTCTCAGGATCTAGTTCGTATGTATTAGGAAGATTTACAATGTTTGGCTCTTTTTTCATAAAAAATCGATCTCTGAATAAATCTGCAAAACGGTTGTTTTTTGGTTCTGTTGGTGCACTAGGTGCATTTCCTAAATCATCGCCGTCATATTGTCCATCTGGACCAAGTTTATCGACTACTTGAGGTAGTTTAGTTGTTGGATCATCTAGTTTAGGTGTAGCAGATGTAGTAGGAGCATTGCCTAAATCATCACCGTCATATTGTCCGTCTGGTCCTAACTTATTAGGTACTTGCGGTAACTTAGTTGTTGGATCATCTAATTTACCGGATTTAGGTTGACCAATATTACCAAGTCTGTAATCCTGTGCAATACCACTTAGTGTATCGCCACGTTTTACTTCATAACTGCTGCCACCTGGCAGTGTAATTTTTTGACCCGGATAAATTTTATCAGGATTTTCAATGCCACTTAGTTTAGCGAGTGTGTTGTAAGTTACACGCTCATCTAATTCTTCACCTTCGGGTATATCTGTAATTGCAAAATCTGTAGCAGTATACTTGTCAGGTGTCATATCTTTTATACCTGCCTTCATCATTGCATATGAAAGCAAATCATCATCATCTTTTATACCCATCTTAGCAAGTCTTGCAGCACCTTTTTTAGTTTGCATCATTTGATTTGCTGTTGCACTAATCTTTTCCATGTCGACACCAGAGGCCGAAAGTGCATCAATATTCTTTTGATAGGCTGCATCATATTCTGCTTTTGTAGCATAGCCAGCCGCTTTGCTTGCTGCTCTTTGTTGTTTTGCAAAATCTTCAACATCCTTGTACATGTCTGCTTTTGTTGGAGGAGGTGCTTTGCCTGTTGTTGCTTGTCTTACTGCAGCAACGTCTGCTTTTGCGGCTGCTCGCATTGCGTCACGTTCTTGCTGTGTAATTTCATTTAGTGCATCAATTGCTTTGTATAAGTCTTTCATTATTTCTTACCTCTATCTGACATCATACTTGCTGTAGAAGGTTCTTCTGTCTTTGGACCACTGTAATCCTGTTTATCTGAAAATACTGCAGCATATTCCATCTTACGACTTTCAATAGCCTTAAGCATGTTCTCGTTGTAGTCATCACCAAAACTGTCTTTAGCATTGTTTGAATCTTCATAATCTGTTTCAAGCACTGACTCGTATTCTTGTTCTTTCACTGCTTCTTCACGAGCAATTTCTTCAGGATGGTCACTGCTAATAACTACCAAATGACTTGCAGGGACGCCAACTGTTTGACTAATATATTCATATAATTGATGTGCAGTCACAGGATACTTTAGTTCAGCATCCATGATAAACACTTCTGAATTTTGTAGTGTTTGAAAATCCATGGGATGTTCTTGTATTGGAGTTTTCTTTGGTTTACTAATACTTGAAATTTCATATTTCTCAAGTGCAGATTCCAGTGCATCCATTGTTTCGTCATCGCATTTTTTAGCCATTTTAATGCGAAACTTATATGTATGTTCGCTTTCTACAAGATAACTTCTAAAACTTTTCATTGGTGTATTCCTTGTTGTAATAGTGTATTTATTACTTTTGTTCAGTATTCCTGCCTAAGATTTCCATTAAAAGTTTATTACGATCCACTGGGTGGCCATCACCATCTTCAGTATCTTCACCATTGGCTTTTGCTTCTCGAGCAAGTCTAGCATCTAATGTTGCTTTTTTTAGTTGTAAGTCAACCATGCGCAGTTTTTTGTTAATCTTTGCACTCTTTGCACTAAGAGCTGTGTCTAACATCCGACTTGCATTGTTAAAAATCTCACCACTAAAACGTGCCTCTACATTCATACCTAAATCCATTAAGTCTTTGAATGTATCTTGTGCCAATTGTGCAATGTTATCCATTTCTTTGTCGCTTGTATCAAGTTCACGCACACTAGGTAATGCTGCATCAATTTTGTCTACGTTAGTCAATGCTGTTTGTATTTGTGGCAAGTCTTTGGCAGTCACAGTTTCTACTACATTGCTGTTTTCTTGAACTGTAATATCTAGTTCGTCTGTAGGTGCTACATCAAATAATTCTTCTAATTTCTTTGTCATAATAATAGTTATCCTTAGCGTTTGCCGTTGTGGAAAATATCGTCTTCTGTTACAACTCTAAAACGCAAGCCCTTATGCTTTGCCCATTTTGCTGCTGCTTCCCACTTTGCGTGATTGATAGCAATAGCAAGTTTTTCTTTTTCACGAGTCTTTTCAGTAAGCATGGTCTGTGCTTTGGGTTTTATTTCAATCAGTTCTGCGTGTTTATTACCTCGTTTGTCTTGGTACATTACAACAAAGTCAGGCACATACACAGTGCCTTTACCTGTAAGTGGATTACGATAAGGTATTTGTATTGCTTCACTTGCCCAACTTATTACACTGGGATTATTGTCACAAAAACGCATAAATGCATGTTCCCAAGCACTGCGGTATCTCGGCTCTTTATTGCCACTATATTTGTCAGGATTTGAAATACTGTATATGCCATTTGCATATTTGTTGCGACTAAACATTTACGCCTCCGTTTGGCGTTTTATATTTTCCGTTGGAGTAATGCCGGCTTCATATCCTAGTAGACTACTACCTCTTCTGCTTAGATTAATAAAAGTAGGCACTGCTTCTTTTAAATTAGTGCTATTTTGGAAGTTCTCTATAACATCAATAGCATAAACATCTAATTCGTTTGCAGCCTGTATTACAGCCGCAGTCAATGCAGCCGCTGCTTGTTCATTGTCTGTGCGTTGAACGAAAAAACTTTTGACTAGCTCGTAGTCATTGTCTGTCATTTTTATTTGACTGTTGAAATAGTTAGTGAAATAGTCCTGCACACGTTGATCGAAATTACTTGTAGGATCTTTTACAGGTAAGTTAGTACTTTGAGCCATGTCATTACAATCTTTCTAATCTTATTTGTTCTCGAATATTGTTTTTTTCACCGTCAGGCACGCTAGGATCTCTTAAACGCTGTTGCAGTTGCGATAGCCTTTGTGCTCTTGTACCTGCTGTATTAGTAGTGCTAAAAACAGGTTTTGTGTTACTTATTGTGTTTGGCGATGCAATCGATCCATTGTTTTTTGGAATAGTATTTGCAAATCCTATATTAGATTGGTTAGTAGAATTTGATGTCCCAGAAAATTTATTGCTGGTAATATTTTGTCCCTGAGACTTGATAACATTGCCTGAGAAAAAATTAGTAACACTGTTAACAATATTATCTGGACCTACAAAACTATCTTCTAGTAGTTGCTTGCCAAATCCAGTGACTGGTACGAGAACATTACTTGTAAGTTTTTTACCAGAAATTGCATTATTTGCAAGAATACTCAATGTATCCGATAAAACATTTCCTGTTAGCACTTGTTTTTCGCTTCCATAAACAATTTCTGCATCCTTAATTACACCAATAAGATTACCTCGAAATAAATCTTTGCTCTCTTGTCCACTTACATTTTGCAATGACCCATTGATAAATGCTGTATTTTCACTATTAACAGGAGCAATGTCACTACGTTCTACATCATAATGGATATCACCAAAGCCGCGAGGTGTAATTTCATTTACAAATCCTGTGGCATACTTCACAGTTTCGTATGCAAACTGTACACTATGTTGCATAAAACTAGGATTAGCATATGCATGACTATCATGATTAAAAGCAGTAATAATTGGATTTATCAATGTATATTCAGCAAACCTATGATTGTGCATGCTATAAATCTTAATGTCTTTAAAGAATCTTTTGTTGCCTCTTTGAAATCCCCACTGTTGTTGTACTCTTTCGTTATATTTGTCATATGGAGTATAACTATTGCTGTTTAATTCATATGTAGGATCAGCGTTATAGAAAGTATAGTAGGTATGCCATAAATTACGAATTAACTCTTTTACATCATCATGAAATACCGCAGTAATAGGTTGATACTGCATTCCATGATGACTTTGCACTTTTCTATTGTACTGGTTATGAGTTTGAACATCAATTGTATATTGAGGCAAATCTATACTTTTAACAAGTATGGGAATTTCTAATTTATCAATTGTGTTAAAAAGTGTAGCTGCTTCGCTAGTAAAACTGAACACAACATGAAAAAGATTACTATGTCTAGGTTGTAATTCAAAATTATTGTCAACAAAAGTGCGCGACGCATGTTTATAGTCGCGCATTGTATCTGTTGCATTTAAAGGCTGTAATTGACTGTTTACACTAGCCATCGGAAAAAACTCCTATTAGCCTGTAATAGTTTGACCTAGTGTTCTCGCTACACTTGCACCTACGCCTTCACCAAGTGGTGTTTGCACAGCGTTGTCAAATCTTAGGTTCATAGTAACCGTTGCCGCATCGTTACTAGCATAGTTAAGATCGCCGTAGTTTACACTTGTAATGAAACAACCATACATTTCCCAAGTTTCAAGCACACTAGGTGCATTAGCACCATTACCACCGTCTAGTAATTCAAAACGTGTGATAAATTTGTAATCAATACCTGAACTTGCACTGCTCTGTTCCATAAAATCAAACTGCTTCTGCAATTGCTCTCCTACCAATTTAGTAACACCACCGTTGACATCGTCACGCAAATTGACTGTGACAGGGCTCCAAGTGTGCTTACCAATCAAGTAAGTTCTACTGTTGTAAATCTCAATTGGAAGTTCGTCAAATGTAACTTCTGGGCGAGTAATATCCATTACCTGCTTTGTAAGTTCTGTACGTGGAGTACTAATACCAAAGTTCTCAAATGACGCACGAAAGCGATATTTAAGTTTTGGCATCAACAAGCCTTGGCTGGCCGCGCTCTGATCACCGTCAATAGGTACTGTAAATTTGGTTAATGATGAAACTGACATTTCATTCTGCTCCTAATAATTATAAAAGTATTTATCTAATTTGACTCATAAAAAATGGGGGGTATGGTTAACCCCCCACTTTTTGTTGGTTTTTATACTGAATTTGCAGACGCTGTGTTTCCGCTTGCAATTTCACCTGTATTTTTAAGTCTAATAGGAATGAAGATAAATTCTGCTGCCTTAGTAGGCTCAATAGCAACATCAACATATAGTTCGTTGCGATCAATTCTATCTGGAGTATTATTTGTCTCATCACAAACAACCAGGTAATCAAATACACCACGTTTTGCTACCAAATCATTAAGAGTTTGTTCAACTTGCTGCTTTAGCTCATCTCTTGTGATCTTATCGTTTGGCTCAAAAACAAAGCCTGTTGCAATCGATTGCAGTTGACTTCTAAGGTAACCTGTAAGACGTGCTACGTTTATACGATCTAATGCACTAGGTGTCGTTGCACGAGTTTTGTTTCCGTAGTTAAGAATACCACTTCCATTAAAGAATGCAATTGGATTAATTCTGTTTGTATAAAGTGTGTCTCTTACACTTTCACGAATGTTATCATTTACAAACGCACCTGTTGCACTGTTAATATATCCAATACTCGCAACGTTGTCTACTAGACCACGTCTTGTGCCTGCTGGTGCAAACCACTGGAAACTAATATCATCACTTCTAGCAATTGTGCGTAGCATCGCATGACTTGCTGGAACAATGACTGTGTTGCCACTGAGATCATTGGTTGATGCACTAGGATAAAATACACCTAAATAAGGATCACTAGTTACCATTCCATCTTCGCCGTTGTCTGTAGCAGCCGCAGAATTTGTAGCCCAATTTTCAAGAGCAGTGCTTGTTGCCGCTAATCTCATTGGAGTATCGCCAACTACAAAACATGTTTGACGTCTGTCGTTATTAAGACTAACCATGTTACTAATCAGTTCTGGATATCCCGGTGCTGCAATAAGATTGAATGTTCTAGAATCTTCTCGTAATTCTGCACTAGCATCTAGTGCTGATTTCATTGCATTAGTAACAATTTTGCGTACTGCTTTACGTCCAAATACACTACCACTCTGTGTTACCCATGCATCCTTTTCAGTAGGGAGTGTTGGATAAGCACTTGTATCACTAAAGTTAGTGCGTGAGAAGTAATCACTTCTAAACTGTTTTACGCCATATGTGCTACGACGTGTGTTAAACAGTAGCATACCACGTGGATAAATTGTAGGATCCGGCTTATCAATATCTAAATAATCACTTGTTAAAAGTGTAGCAGTTGTTGGAATATCACCTGTTACAACATCAGTTGTGCCATCACCTATGAAACGTGCATCACCAAATAGTATGCCATTTTCAGTTGTGTTGTCTGTTTTATCAATTGCCACCCAACGCTGTTCTCCACTTACTGTCTGATATCTATATAGTGAAGGATAGTTTTCCAAATCACTTGTATCAATCCAAAGATCACCATTTACTAGTGCAGTGTCATCGCTTTGAGTAGTTGGTGCTAGTGTGCTAAAGATAACACCGTCTGGACTTGTATCGCCAAGTGCAAAACCTCTTGTGTCAGTTATATTTTGATAACCTCTCCAAGTTGTTCCATCGTGTACTAGGATGTCTGCTTCAAATCCGCCTGTATACCAATATGTCTCATCTGCAGGATTTGCACTAGGAGCACTTACACTTGCAGTATATGTGTCTGCAATCCAGTTACTCAAAATAATGTCACTGTTGTTACCTGCACGAACCTGCTTTGTTGTAATACTTGTTGTAATACCTGCATCTACTAGTGGAGTGCCACTTGTATCTTTTAGTATAATTACACCGCCTGCTCCATGCGAAATTACAAGATAACCAGCACTATTAACACTTGCACTTACATTAGCAACGTTTGCACCGTTAATGTCACTTGCCATATTTGCTAGGCTTGTTCCACTTAGTACCACTGTAACTGCTGTTGTTAGTGTTGTACTATTTGCCGCACTTGCTTGTATAGTGAATGTTTCACTTGCTGTAAGAGGATTTGCGCTGTTAATAAGTCCTGTAACTTGAAGTGCGCCTGCGCTGTATCTTTCAAACAATTTGTATGTAACTGTATCGTTTTCACTAACATCGTATTGCACATAGTAACTGCCTGCTGCAATAGCACTACCGCCTGAGGTATCTAAGTTTTTAAGTGCAGTTTGATCATTTGTATATGCTGGCGCATTACCGCTAACAAAAGAACCTGTTGATGTGTTATATGCACTAACATCTGCTAGGAAACCTAGGTTACTTGAAGTTGTTTTTACCCAAACACTGCCTGTTGGACGTGGAGTTGTATCTGTTGACTTCCATGCTGGAACAGTATAGTGTGGATCTTGTGCAATTAGTGGCCTTGCATATGTACCTGCTGTTAAACCTGCATCTGTAAGGATCGAACCACTTCCGTTAGCAAGAACAATTTTTCCATCTGCTACACTGCTAACACCAACTGCAGTACTGTTAGCATAAATTTCAATCTTATTGTTGTGTACATCTGCTGTTACACCGGTAATACTTGCATTATTAATACTAGTCTTTAGATCTGTTACTGTACTACCTACCATGTTTACAGTTGTGCCATTGATAGTAATAGTATTGCCGTTTGTAAATCTTGGACTTGCTACTGTACCTGCAATAGTAGCATGCGAAATCTGCCAACTTGCACTACCAACTAATACCCAAGCATTGCTACGATTTTTGTAATACACAGGATTGCTAGTGTTTGTTGCAACTAATGCATAATCACCAATAGCACCAATTGAAGTTTTTGGAACACCGCCTGTTAAATCTGTTGTACTTGTAATTACGGTTGGAATTTTATTAGTAAAAGCACCTGTGCTTCCGTTCCACTCAAAAATACCCCAACGTGTATCTGAACTTACATCCCACCATGTTGTGCCATTTGTTGGATTGCCAAGTGGACGACTTGTGCTGCTAACAAGTTGACTTAAATCAATGTTTGCTCTAGTTATATAAGCACGGTTTGTAATTCCAAGCATACTATATGCTGCCAATAATCCGTATTCATTAAGTTCATATCCGTTGATCGGAGAACCTGTTGCAGTGTTATAAAATGTTGGATTTCCAAAAGTTGAGGTCAGTTCTCTTTGACTTCCAATTAAGAAAGTTTTTCCTGCATTAGCAGCAGTTGTTCCTGATGCTATGCCTGATCCTGTACCGCTAAGTTTGTCTTGGGCTGTAGCAATTACAAATGATGCTACTGTGCCTGCTTCGTTTGGTGTGTAGTTGCTTTCGTCAATTACGGTGACTTCTACACCTGGTGATATTAATGCCATGTTCTGTTCCTTATCTCTCACAAGATTTTTTATATATAATATTTATCCATACCACCTTAAAAAACACCTGTTTTACTAAATCCCTTTAAAGGTCCGTGGTTAAATACACTATGAGACCTAATTGTGACATTTGCGGGCAACGTCCTAAAGCAGTAAACTACAAAAAAGATGGTAAGACTTACTATAGGCGCAGATGTGAACAGTGTTTGAAATTACACAAACCTGTTAAACCTTTGTGGGTTGATAGTGGATACAAAGTAAAAAGGAATTGCGAGGCTTGTGGTTTCAAGCCTAGCATAAGAAGCCAAGTAACTGTATTTTATATTGATAGTGATTTAAATAATGTTGCTAAAACAAATCTTAAGACAGTCTGTCTTAACTGCAATGCAGAACTGATTAAAACGGGATGGCACCGAGGCGACCTAACACCTGATGCCTAAGTTCAACTAAAGTACTTTCATTATAGATGATTTCATCAAATTTATCATTGGTGTTTGCCCACTTCCATTCACTTGGATGAATATCCTCATCTGCCATAAAATTGCTTCCAGTTTGTGTATCCAAAACTGCTTTACTCCACCACTCTGGATTGTCGCCACGTTTGGTCCACCAAATCTCACCGCCTATATCACGGATCATTTTTATTTCATTTTCAAAACGCACATCTGGAATTACATATTGTCCTGGATTTTCAAGTATTTGTTTTTTTATTAGGCTTACCCAGACTCCGTCATCAAAGCCATTACGCATGCAATCAGTACCAAATAACTGAAGCACCAAACGAGGAGTGACTTCCATCTTTGTTTCATTACTCCAAAAGTCGTCTGGTTGTTCACGCCATTGTCTTGATTCATCTGTATCTCCTTCTAGCAAGTTTCTGTCCCATCCAAAGATAGTACTAACCCCATCTTTAAGTTTATCAGCAAAACTTACTTTAGTAAATCCTTGATCAACTAAAATATCAGCCACAGTTCCTTTACCGGAGCCAATTAATCCGCAAATTCCTATAATCATGAAAACCTCTTATTAGCCAATAACAAATGAAAGTGGATCACTACCGTCAACATAGTTGCGTAGTTCCTCATCGAGTTTGTCCATTTCAACCTGTGCTTCTGCTTTTAGTGCATCACCATTTAAACTGGTTCCGCCTTGCGGCCCTGCAATAGTTGAGAACTTTGAACGTGCTTCGCCTAGTGTGTATTTTGCAAGTGCTAGTGCATAATCTTGTACCCACGGACCAGCGTGTCTGTCTTGTAGCAGTCTGCTTTCTGGACGCAGGTTGTAAGTCCATAGCACAATCTGTTCGCCATCTGCACTAAACTTACGAAGCAGTGTAATCTTTTTAGTAACAGGATTAAACTCAAAGTTAATAAAGCCACCGAACAGTCTAGCACTTAGTTCTTGATACTGATAGTACATTTCATATGTTGCCATACCACCAATACGTCCACTTTGTAGCAAGTAAGTATTCTGAAATGCTGCCTCAAAAGGTTCAAACTGCGTACCAGTATCACTAGAACCACTACCAACACTACGTCTAAATGCTTGACGCACTTCTTCGATTTCGTCTGGAAGTGTATATTCTTGCTGTTCTTTTACAACACTTAAAAACACATAGGAACTTTCATATGCATTTTGACTGCGTTGACGAAAACGTTTTACTGCTTTGTCAATGCTATTGTCATAATGTTCCGGATCCAGTTCAACATCTACCATTCCATCGCCTAAACGATAGCGAATGTAATCAGTTGTATCTGCTCTTAGTGATTCTAGGGTTGCCATAGTGTATCCTTGTTCTTACACACTATTTATTACTTTACTGCTTTAAGAATCACAGTATCAGCATTAAAGCGTCCGTTCATTTTTGTTTCTACGCCTTTGATATTGTCTAAGAACTTTCGCAACTGGACCTTACCACTCTTGTTAAAGTCTGCTAGTTGCTGTTCTGGTTTGCGAAGTGTTTTTGCAACGCTTTGCTTCTCATCAAAGAACTGCAGTGTAGTTCCTTTGATTTGCAGTGTAGCATGATCCTCGGCAATGTACTTGCCTAGTTTGCGTGTCTTAGTATTAAACACCCAAACTTCTGTAGCATCAATGATATCTACAGGATTAATAGAGGCTACTTTATACTTTTCGTCGGTTATGCAATACTTCATTTTTGCTACCAACTTGTCAGCACTCTTAGGCTTAGGTGTGCGTGTCTTACGAGTTGCTTTGCTTTCTGCTGTAATAAGATCACAAGCACCTAA